ACATTCTGATTTGTATGTTTCAGCTTTATACATTAAACTTTTAATCTTTTCGTTCTGCTTTTCATTATCAACTTTCAATTTAAACCAAGCAGTTAAAACAGTAATTAAAAAACCAACTATATACGCTACATCTTTGCCCGTAAAGTGTACATCATTGACACTATGTATTGCTTCTAAAAACATTCATTAAGCTGGTATAGGTTCGCTCCATTCAGGAGTTGCCATCAATTCTAAAATACCATGATGGTCGTAAGTTTCAATAGGTACTACCGTTCCATCTGTAATGAAGGTTGGTATGTGTCCTTCTTCCCATTTAATTACAAATTGCGTATCGTCTAAAGACTTTCTAATCGTACTTACTGAGGTTTCTCCAACTTGATTAAAATCTATTAATCCAACATCTGTTAAATTGATAGTTGCGTATGTTCTTGTATTGTGCATTTTTTATATTTTTTATTATTTATGATGGTACATCTGTATCAACGTCTGCTGCATCCATGTTATACGATAAAGCATTAGTATCAGAGTCCGGTGCGTTACCTTTTCTATCCTCAATGGTCATATTTGCACTTGTACCATCGTTTGAATTAACTGAACTATCAGGCACAGTCCAATTAGTGCTAAATGTAGCTTCTTCGCCAAGTTTCCAATATCCAACAGGACTTAATGAAGTTAAATCATTTAATGGTGTAGCTGAAATAGTAGATATATTTGCACTTTGGTCATTGTCCCAAACCGCAACTTCATCAATACTACCATTAAAACATACACCCGTAGATGGAGAATCGTTCCATGAACCTATATTAAAAGTTGCTGAATTTAAAGTTGAACCGCTTAAATTATCTATGTCTATCGTTAATGTTTCAGGATTTCCATTTAAAAACATTTTAACTCCTGAAGCATTACTACTGCCATCATAAGTTAAAAGTACATGATTCCATGTTGAACTACTTAATACAGTTGTGCCTAAAATCCTAATTGCATTCCAAGGTGTTCCGCTAATTGTACTAATTAAAGCAAAATTTACATTGCTTCCTGAATCGAGCCATAAATAATATCCTGTATAAATTCCTGAGCCTGTATTTTTTGAAACTATTATTTCTGTTCCACCAGGTGTTGGATCAAAATTAAACCATGCTGAAATACTGAAACTATCTGTATTATCAAAATCTAATACATTACCCATTGATATAAAATCTCCAACTCCATCAAATGCCATTGAATAGTTCGAAACCTTGTCCTTGTTAGTGTCTTCAGGTAATAATATTTGAGGAGATTTAAAACTCGAGTTGTCTCCACATCTCCACCATGCAACAGGATTTAAACTTGTTAGGTCAGTTGGAATACCTGAATTGAAAATCGTAGTTACATTTCCTGAAGTTAAAGCATAATCAAATATTGATACCTCGTCTATACTGCCGTCATAAGGTTTGGTGCTATCACTAATAGTATTAGCTGCCACTGGTGGTATGCCATAAGGATTACCACTACCAGCAGTAGAATTATCTACATATATAATTGCTTCAGTCCCTGTTACATTTAATGGTACTGTAACGACTATATGGTGCCAATTTCCATCATTCACTAATCCAGCAGTAGGTACCCACTGATATATTTGTGTAACTCCTGTTGCTGGAGACGTACCATTGTATATCGCCCAAGCTAATTTACCACCACCACCGCCTATACCTACCATAAATCTCTTTGAATTAGCACCGAAATTTACAATTTTTTCATACCAAACACTGGAGGTACTTTTCATCCAAAAGCTAACGCTATAACCATTATTTGTATAATCAAAATAATCTAATCCAGCACCAAATCCAATATAATCGTCCACCCCATCAAAAGCTAACGATTTGGTATTAGCAAATGAGCCTGTGATCTCTACGCTTTGAGTACAAGCTTTCCCACGAACAGTATAAGTAATAACATAAGTATTTAATGTACTTGCACTTAAATCTATTTCGCCTGTTATAGTATTTATAACAACCCCCGCAGTAGAAGTGAATCTTCCGCCACTTGTTCCCGTTATCGTTGGTGTTGGATCAGGATCAGCATCCGTATAACTCGCTGCCGAATAACTAAAAGCACAACTAAGGGCTTGAGTCCCTCCTGTTGGTATTTTAAAAATTCCTTTTTTCTTCTTTGGGTTAAATAATATAGGCATATCTTTAAGTCATTGGTAAATTACAATTATCATAATTAAAAGGCATAGTAAACGAAATTCCGCAGCTCCACCCCGTTAGATCGTCTTCAAACCTTTCTGTAAAACTCGTCATTGTTCCAGATTTTAATATCTTAGCTTTCATCCAATATACATTATTACTCGTTGTCGTTCTTTGCTCAAAATAAGCAATCAAATCTAACAAGACCTGAGCCATATCGCTTTTTACTTCATTCTCATTACTTTCATCTTTTTCAATGATCGACATTGCTAAGATACTGAAATTCCAAGTAAAAATTCCTTCCCCTAAAGTTGCCGGAGAATCTACAACCCACAACAAAGGATAATTAAAGTCTGCTAATTGATTGTGTTCAACCGCTTCCCATAAATTTCCGTTTCCGAAACTTTCAATTTCTCTATGAGCATCCGCAAAATCGTTCAACTCCTTTATTATTTGATTATACGTTAAAATCATTTATTAACAATCTTTGTAATAGTTATATTCATCCCACCAACACATTGTACTTTTAGATCCTCCTAAATAAAAGCTTGTACCATAAGCAGACTTTCGAGGATTTAAATCGTCTGAGGCTTGAGAATAAGCAGCAAATAAAGTACTATTATCCATCAAATAATTTATTAATCTTTTATCTCTTTCCTCTGCCTTGTTTTTCCATTCATCCCGTAGAAATTGAAGATCTTGAAAACTTATAGGCTGACTATTTTCTGAGCTTTTTGTTGCTACTGATTTATTTCTATATTTAAAAAGCATACTTGCCGAACATTCGTACATCGTCCATTGTAGCATACTTGGAGCAACATAATCGTCTAATAGAGTTACCTCGTCAGCATTTAAAGTTCCCGCAGTAATCTTCGCTTTTAAATCGTCATAGAGGGGTGTGCCGAGTATCGGGTGGATTCTCAACTCCTGTGCGTCTTTAATGCTCGGTAATATTAATCTCATATCGACATTCTCGTCAATTAGAGTATTGTTTTTTACATAGGTTTCGGATATAAATAATACTGCCATAACTTTTATTTTTTTATTCTTACAATTTGTTGTTGCCAGATATGACGGCAATACGGTCTATGGATCGCAGGACTGCTGCCGGGTAAAGTGTACCAACCTCCTCTTTTTAAAAAAATATCGAGTCCCGACCAATTAAAGTCGTTGTGAAGCATTTTTAATTGATCTAATGTATATAACCTCCCCAATCCTATCATTTGTCGGCAGAAGCCTCGTGAAGTGTTTTTTAATGTAGGCTCTCCACGTCTTTTTAATGTAGGGGATAAAGCATATTTATAAACTACAAATATTTTTTCATCTGGAATCTGTATTGAACTTATTGCTTCCTCTGTTGGAATAAAATCAGAATCCAATGCACCGACATTCTGTAAAGACTGTATCGTTTTATTTACTTTATCGACATCCATATCTAATGCCTTGCCAATTTCAGTAACAGGCAATTTAGCATCTGACTTTAATAAATCTAATACCTTTTTTTCCGTTTCCGTTAATACCCTTCCAATAGCAAAAGAATAATTATTTAAAAATTTATCTTCCAACTCCTCCGCATCCTTCATACAAGTAATAGGCTCATTGAAAGTCTGGATAACTTCAATCTCGCCTTCTTTATATCCTACACCTTTTAATTTATCAAAAATAAAATCGTCAGTTTCATCTTCCATCATTACCCTGTCTTTAGGTTGTAAAGGAGGTAATCCGATTTTTTCTCTGATTTCATCTTGAGTCATAACTGAAACAACAGTCTGTTCGCTCAATGTTTCCTGTATAGGCTCAATTTTAACGATCTTCAAAACCTTTGGTAATCCATTGAAATTTATTAGTTCGTTAAAAATCTCATTCAACGTATCTTGCTCAGGATCAATATATAAGTTCTGATACAATTCTGCTGCCGTTCTCAATTCGTCTGCATTGTTACCGAGTCCACTCGAATCTTTAATGCCGAATAACATCGGGCTTGTAATTCCATGAGCAGTATAAATTTCCTCTCTAATCTGTTTATTTAAATTAATAAATTGATCGTTTCTTCCATCTATGGGAATCGGTAATACTGTTGGATGGTCTGAGTTCTGATCCGTAAATGAAAGCAAAGGTTTTCCCGCATTATCAGATCCCGTAGCATAGTCTTTAAATCTACGTTCAATAATCTGCATTTCTTCCTCTGTCGGCTCTCCGTTGTTAAACGAAATTATGTACCCCGAAGACAGATTGTTTTTTATGTTCTGTAACGTAAAATTTGCTATCTCGCTATCAGCCTCCAAATAAGGTACTGCCGGAATATAATCCCCTAAAGGATAGATATGTAAGTCTGGTCTATATTCTTTATAATAAATAATGTATTTAGTTTCCGTATTTATAGAATCGTCAAAAGGAAATAATTTTAATTCTGTAAAATCTTCATTGTTTGCAGGATTCCTTGATCCCCAATCGTCAGTATAGAAATATTTGTCTTCATCTTCAATCGCCTTTCTAACATTCCCGAAACTGATATGCTCTAAAGCAGTAATCTTTTTATTAGAATTAATAATTACTTGCATACAAAATCCACCATAGACTTTTTTATCTTTTACAATTTTATATAAAAGATCTGTCATATTATCAATATCATTCGTAGTTCTTAAAAAAGCGTCTATCTGCGCCCTTTCCATAAATGATACATCCCTGTCTATTGCAAATCCCTTTCCGACAATAAAATTAGTTTTCGCATTTATAATCGTTGCGTGTTTGCTTGACTCATTATAAAGCTTTGTTAAAAATTCTGGATATGTATTTTTATAAGGTCTTTCACTTCCGTACTCATACCAATCTCCTTTTCTGGATTCTTTGAAAACAGGTAATTCGTAACCTTTGAAATTTAATGTAATTAATTTAACGCTCATATCAAGATGGATTGTAAACAATGTTAGTAGTAGGAGAAACCGAATGCTCCGTAAAGTCTGGTAATTCTGTTGGATCAAGGAGTCTCATTTTTCCAGACTCAACCTCCGTTAATCCCGTAGGATTTAAATTCGTTGAAGATACTTGCTCAAAAGCTTTGTAACTATAATATCCACCTTTTCCTAAAATCAATTTCCCATTAATTGCATCGTCCACACCTTCAACAAAAGAAAACATATTATAACGATCTATATTAGTAGAAATATCCGCTATTATAGTATAATAATCGACCTTCGTTTGAGCTGACGTAAATTGAAAAAGATAATAATAAGTTCCCGTTAAGGTTGTTTTTTCCCAAAGTGTCGCTACAAAAATTGTCGTTGCATTTTTATTCAGAACTATCATTGTCCTTTGCCTTTTTACTCTTTTTAGGCTCGAATACATCTGCACCTAATTTTTTTAAAATAGCCTTATTTTCTTCTTTTATTTCGATTTTAAAGCCTTTTCCATGCCAAACTTGACCATTTAATCCCTTTTTAAACATAATTTCAGTCTTTTATTTATTTAATATATGTGAAATATTTGACAAATTAAAAAAAAAAGGGATACTAAAAAGCATCCCCGTTCTGATTTATGAAGAAAAGTAGAAATTTATACGTCAATCGTTAAAGTGGCGATTGTAGCAGCAGACACTTCATAGGGTGTTTCCGCCTCCTTTGACATAAGTTCTATATCGTAGCCCGAACGATCTCCAAAGCTCGTACCGGTATTGGCTACTAAAGATTGTCCTTCAGCATAAGATTGAAAGCCTAAGCCCCAATATACACCGTTGTTGTCCTTTACAATAATTGCCAAACGTCCAAGCACCATCAAGCGAAGCTCGTTGCTTTTTGTAGCACTAAATTTATTAATTGAAAATGCTACAACTCCCTCGCTAAATCTTGTTCCGTTTGCAGGATCAATTGTAGTAGTTGCAACAATACTTCCAACTTCTTTTTTAAGTTCATATTTGTACCACGTTGCACCGCCATCTGTGATTGCAGTTATTTCGTGTCCTGATTCTGTAAATGTTGATACCGAATCCCTCGGCAACAAATACAGTTCCTCGATGCCGCCAACTGAGTCCGAGCAATCCCGAGTAAATCCTGCTGATAAATTACAAGCCATGTTTTTATAGTTTTAAAAAGGGAGCTTTTATACTCCCTTAAATATTAATATTATACTAATGCGAATCTTACTATTTCGTCAGGAAAAGCAACATTCAATCCTCTACGGAAAGCAATCGTTACCTTGTATATCCGATCATTTGGATCATACCAACTTCTAACGTCAGTACTTTCTTCCTCTGGAAGATCAACTCCAATGTGTACGTTAGATGCTCTCATTATATAACAGTTATTAGTAGTACCTCCACCAATAGTAGTCATTCCCGGATCGCTAACAACTTCAATGTTAGGGAATCCAATTAAAGGCATAGAATAAAATTGTCCTTCACTTACATAATGGAAATAATTACCATCTGCAATTGCTCTTTGGTAAAGTAAGAATTGAGCAGGTGCACAATACAATTTCAAATCGTCAGATCCTGCAATATTAGTAGGCATTAATTCTGCCATACCTAAAAAGATACTGATAATAGTTGCAGAAGTATATCCCGTAGCAACTGTAATTCCTGTTGGGTTTCCGTTTACTGCCGTTCCCGCAGCTAAAATTTGTTTATCAAGTCCATCATACTGGCTCAATTGTGCTGATCCTGAAAGAATATCGCCTTGCCAATCTGCAATTGCAATAGACTCTTGAATCTTTTTAACCTTCAAATTAAAATACAATTCAGCAAAAGGAATTTCTTCTTTTTCGTTAGTTAATCCTTGCTTTAACATAACACTTTCATACGTTGCCGCCAAGTCCGTCATACAAAGATCTTCGTGGATTGCGACTGCTCCCGGAGTAATAGTACGCTGAGTTAAAGTTGTAGTCCCGTCTGCTGATCTCGAACAACCGTCCGTTTGAAATACGACATCGGTGTCAAGGATGTTTATTGTAGTCGGGCTTTTTACTCCCGTTTGAATTTGCGAATATCTCGCTAATTGTCCCTCTGCAACTGAAGCTACAATAAGCTCCATTGCATTTTGTTCTGTGTACGCTGGTAATGCGCTAACGTCAAAAGCCATAATTTTAAGTTTTTATTTAGTTAATAATATTTTTTGATTTCAATTTATCTATTAAATCAGATTTCCCATTTTTTTTCAATTTCTGGAATCCGCTTTTTTGTTTTTTAACAGAATTTGTAGTTGGCTCATTTACCAACTTTTCCGTTAATTCTAATAATCCCGCAAACGCAGTTTCTAACTTTGCCACTTTTGAAGCTAATTTAATATTAGTATCTAATATTACCTCGTAATCTTCTTTTGTAGAAAAATGCTTTTCAGTAATTATTGACTCAATGATTTTTTTAGCCTCTTTTCTTTGATCTTCAGTTAAAGGTTTGTTTTTCATTACCTCAACTTCTTCTACTTCTTCTGTTACAGAAGGTACTTCTTCGTCTTCTTCAAGCTCTGGCTCTGAAACTGCTACAATTACTCCGCCTTCAGTTGTTACAACCCTTCCGTCTGCTAAAGCCCAATCTCCATCAGGAGCAGGAACTAACTCGTCCTCGATTGCTACGACCATTGCAGCACCTAAAGATACGTCAGGCTCGATTTGAGCAACCGATCCATCCTCGAGTACAACATCTTCGAATTTTTCTTTTGTAGTTTCTTTTACTTCTGTTTCAGTATCTTCTTTTTCATCTGTTGAAGTTACTTTTTCTGTTTCCTTCGTTGGTGTTTCTATATCTACACCTTCGGATTTAAATACACTTTTAATGTCTTGAAATAATTGTCTAACGTCATTCATAAGTTAAAGTCTTTAATACTATATATGTGAAATAATTAACTTTTTAAAAAATATATTACTTTTTTTTATAATTTTTTACTACGTCCCGTATTTTCGTGATTATTTTTTCTTTAATATCTCTCGGGTTATCTTGACTAAAAAGCCCTTCTACACTAAAGCCATTAAATACGCCATCTTTTATTTGCTGCCAGACTAAATCGTTTTCCACTCTCATTGATCCCCACCAACTTCCGTCAGGCACTTCATCAAATCCTTTTGGAGTATTAATACCTCTTTCCTTGTCAATGATTAAACTTTCAATTACATACACCCCGTTTGCTTCATTACTTTTATCGTGCATGATGTTTATATTGTTTGAATATCCTTGCTTGAAAAATTTATTAACAATTTTATTTATAGTATCTTTTTTAAATACTACATAAAATTTCTCTCCATTTTCATTTGCTCTCATTATTGGGAGGTCTGCAATCATAAAAAAACCGGATACAATTCTTTTGTCTGCATCTTGGATCTTAAATTTTAAATCTATTTCCTTCTGTTTATTGAAAGCCAACCATAATTTCTCTACGGCAGGTTGATCTACAAGTGCAATGTAATCTACACCGCTCTCATCTTCTTCGTCAATTATTAATTCTAATAGTTCCATAATTATATTTATTTAATGGTCGCCTGTCCTTCAATGACTGCTACCTTATTTTGAGTATTACTAATATCTGTTTCTGTTACATAAACCTGTTGAGCCTCTTGAGGCACTAATGTCGAAGTATTTGTAATAGGCTGAAGTTGAGGTGCACCTCCTCCAAAGTTTCCACCTCCTGAAATATTAGGAGTATTTAAACTTCCTCCACCAGAAAATTGAGCTTGACTAATCTTTGATATTTGTGCTGCCGTTACTCCCGCTAATATTCCTATTTGCCCCGCCTTATAAATCGTTGCTAAAGGTTCGGGAATAAGCGAAGAAGCAGAGAGTATATTTACAATCCCTTGACTTGCTGAAATCAAAGCTTGAGCAATTTGTAATTTTTTATTCCTTTCAAAAGATTTCTTTTGTTGTGCTTCTGTCTGACCTGCAAAAGCATCGTTTATCTGCATCAAAGCACCTATACCTCCCAATGCAAGATCAAACTTTGCATCTTGTACTTCTTTTTCACGTGCAATTCTTTTGTCTTTGTCTATTTCATCTTGAGCATCTTTTTCTTTTTTTGCTTCTTTTTCCTTTTCTTCCGCTTCCTTTTTTATTTCTGCAAGTCTTTCTTTCTCTGCCTGTTCCCTTTCAAACTCTGCATCTACAAAACCCTGCGAAATATCTGCAATCCTTTGTTGATATTCAAACTCAAGCAATTCCTTTTCAGCATTTGTAAGTTCTATATTTTCAAGTTCCTTTTCATGCTTGAATCTTTCAATCTCTATTAATGCCTCTGCCTTCTTTTGTTCATCAAGTATGTCTTCTGCGTCTGCCTGTTTCTGTGCTACCTGAAGATCAAATATTGCTTGTTTTTCTGTTTCAAGTCTTTCTTCTTCGAGCCTCTTTCTTTCTTTGTTTCTTTCTTTCCTTGCCGCTGCCTTTTCATCTTCCCTATCTTCTTTATCTTTGCTTAAATTATTTTCAAATATTTCAAGATCTGCTTCAACATCTTTGAATTTTTCTGCAAATTCATCATGTTCAGCATTAATTTTATCCCATTTTTCTTTTTCTGCATCTATTCTTTTCTGTCCCGCTATTTTAGATTGTCTCCAAATTTCATTATTAGCTTTTATTGCTTTATTATGTATATCCTCCTCCTCCTTAAAAGCTTTATCTTTTAATATTTTTTCATCCTTATAACTGTCTATTATAGCTTGTAATTTTTCCCTTTCAATATCTTCTGTTACTTTTCCTAAAGACCTTGCAATTGCAATTTCTCTATCATAAGCACCTATTATTTTATCTCTTAAAGCAATTTCTTTTTCAATTGCTCTTTCTAAAAATTCAATCCTTTCTTTTGTTAATCTTTTTTGTTCATCTCTTTGATCTTGCCTTAATTTTCTGGACTTTTTAACTTCCTCGCTTTCTACAATACCAAGCTTTTCAAGTACATACATTAATCCCTCAAAAGCTAACATAAGAACTCCAATAGGGGGCATTAAAACTCCTAATATAACCTTCCCCATTGTACTCATTGATTTATAAGCTTTTTTAACCCAACCTATAATTGTTTCAAAATTTGCAATCAATAATCCAACACCTACAATTAATGCTCCGATCCCTGTGCTTATTAAAGCAATTCTAAAGAATTTCATTGCAGTTGTCCCCGCACTTGTTACGAAATTTAAAAGTGCTTGAGCTCCTGCCATTAATTTAGTTGCAACTGCTGATCCTTTTATACTTTCATTCCATACTCTCATAGCAGAAGTTACGCTTTTTGCCATCCCCTCAAAAGCAAACATTACTCCCAATGCTTTTTCTATTTTATGGGTGCTTTCTTCAGAAGCTCCTGTAAGCAGCATGAATCCCGCAGCCGTTTCTCCTAAAGCTGAAGCAAACCCTAATACGCTATCCATAGACCTTTCAAAATGATGGGACACTTTTTTAAGATCTTTCTTCATTTGATTAACTTCCTGCTTCTTTAATCGGAAGTCTTGTAAAGCAAGATTATTGTCTGTTATTGCCTCTTTTAAAACATCCATATCTCCCTTTATCTTCTTTCGTGCCGATAAAGAACTTTTAGGGATTTTTCTATAAACTGCCTCTAACTGTTTTAACTCATTTTTGAACTCAATATTAATTTTATTAACCTCAAGCATTTCTACTCCTATATCCCGTATTTCCTCTTCAAGAGTGCCTAAAGTTTTTACACTATTCCCTGCATCTACATTTATTTTTAATGCTACTGTTTCTGCCATGATCTTAAATTATTATATAATTAACTCCATCAAATTGTACGGTTACCGTAGTATTTAATACTGTTATATTCGCTGACGATGCTCCATCTATTGTTTCACTTCCCGCAGTTCTTATGGAACAGGAATTTGAAGCCTCAATTAATTTAACGTTCCAAACCTTACCAATCGTTGGACCTGAAGGTAATGTCAATAATACATTTCCACCCGTTGTATCTACTTCGTAAGTAACTATGCTTTCATCTGCTGGTGTTGAAGACGTAATAACAACAACACTACCAACCCCCTGAATTACATTGTTTATATATGTTACTCCACTATTAATAACCTGAACATCGTTAGTGTTGATTAACGTTACATCTTTTGCACCCTCTACTGAATTTCCGTTTCCTGTAATAAATATGTTTTCACTTCCAGAAAAGATAAAATTATTATCCCCATTAATATCTATATTCTTTGCACTTGGATCTATATAATTCTCAATTCCTTTAACGGATATATCCCTGTGACTCAATACGTTATCGTCCACCAATCTCTCCTGTCCTCTTTTAAATAATGGTACGTTTTCAGTTCCCATCTTTTGGTCAATACCTCCCGTTGCCGTATCTGTTGTCGCAGAAAATGGATCAGCATCTTTGATCTTTAGAAATTCACATTTCGTAATCGGATTATCTGGATTATAATTCTCAATTTTATTCAGCCTGAAATAAGCATTATCAAACCAAAAAAGATTCTTAAAAGATAAATTCCTTATATCAGATGAATTTAAATAAAACCAACCTCTGACAATCTTCGAATTAATATCTGTAATTTCTTCAATGAACTTTTTATAATAAGCATTGTAAAGATTATTGTCCGTCCAAATAATATCATTATAAGTATCGTCCCAATATATTTCTTTTGTTAATCCGAAATTAATATCTACCGTAGGGCTATAAGGATCAGAATAATGTCCTGCATACGGATATGTTATTTGCGTATCATGAGCGACCAAGCTACTTCTATGACTCCACGTAAAATCTGAAGTTTTTAAACCACCATAGTATAAAATTCTAATATTAGATTCCGTATTAACTGTCCCACTATTACTATCATATTTAATAATCGTTGGTATTACCCTGTCGTAATAATCCTGTCCTACGCTTGGAGTTGGGCTGAATATTGTTTCAGTTTTGAAAGTCTTATTTATAAAATCATTATCGACCTCCTCTTTTCTTTGCCCGTATGTTTCATTCCAATTATCTGTATAGAGTTCGTTGTAATAATCTTTATCTTGCTTGTAAGTAAATAAATATTCTTTTGAATCTAAAGCCCCCATCGGTAAAAATTCAAGCTCTTTTGAAACATCTAATTTCTGTGACCAATCCTGAATTGTAGTATTATAAAAATCGTCTCTCGGCTCAATGAATACATTACTTTCATCGCTCTTGTCTGGCTCAATATATAGATTGAACATCTTGACAATAGACATGAAAAAATCCTTTTGCTTTATCTTCTTAGGTATAGCATCAAACATATTAATTGTATTCCCTTCAGCATAGGAGTTATTTACTACTCTATTTCTAAAGATTCCACCTGAAATATTTAATGATATATTCCCGTTATAATATGTGATAAGCCCTGAGCCTGTATCTATATAACGAAACTCGACATGCCCTCCATATAAATTTCCTTGGTCAGTATGAGTATAAGTATTTGCCCCAATAGATAAACTGATTTTATCATTCGTATTCATAAATACATTTGAAGCTTTTACAATATATCTATTCGGTTGCGTAGCTCCTGACCTTGGATCAGTTGTCGAATAAGTACATGAAGCATATAATCCTGTTAATCCTTGGGTAGACATAGCAAAATTTGACGTTTCTTCTACATAATCATTGTCGGGATATGTCGTTCCCGTTGTTGTTACTGTTGTCGTTCCAAAAGGAATAGTGTCCGTATAAGTAATATTAAACTTTTCAAGACCTATTGTTCCTAATCCTAATATCCCGCCCACAGGGACTCCCGCTGAAGTTGTATGTTTAATAGCAAGGTATCCTACTATAATTGAAATACAATCTACATCAGTTGTTGGTGGAGAACTACCAGAATCTAAAGGCTCAAACGTTCCCGTTAAATCTACTTCAAAATAAAGATCATACGTTCCCGCTTGATTACATTGATATATTCCTGTCGTTGGGTTAAATACTAAGTTGGGATCTGTTTCAACAGTCATAGTAACACTTTCAAAATCTCCTACTTGCGTTGTCTGTGCAAAATTAAGTAACTGAGTGTTTGCCGATGGAGAATACGGTGGTATATATTCAATCGTATTAGAAGTAAACAACCTCGCATCTATTGAGTCAGAGGATAATTTGAAGTCTTTAGAATTAAAAGGAATTATAAGCTTTTCAAATGGATCAGAATCAAAAAACGTACTATCATAAGTAAAGCCAATATCTGCAAACATTCTGTCGATATATTCCTTAACGAATACTGCCGGAAACAATTGATTAACATGAAATTGAATACCTGAAAAATTATTGCTAAATCCATAGTCAATCATGGGGTAAGTATATTCATCTGTTGCCGTCCATGAAGCTTGTTGAACTGCTTGAGTATAATCATGATCTAAATTGCCCCAAAGCATACCAACATCGTCAATCTCCTTGTCCCCTAATTCACTAATGAAATTACCAACCCTTCCAATAATAGTACATTGATATTCAACATCATTATTATCTAATATATCAACTTGCTTTAATTGTAAATATCCATCGAGATTTGTTTCTCCATTAACTAAATAAATTACATCGGTTTTTAAATTAGGGTTGAAAGTCTGAAGATCTACATTGACCTCAAAAATCCATTCGAATACTTTGTTTAATGTCTTACTTCCGGGCAGGGTTATTGTCTTTGAGTAATCAGCCTTCCTTTGATCTGGCTTCGATATATCCGCAATATTAAAAGTGATATTCGGTCTTAAGCTTTCAAGCAATTCAACTCTTTCCGTAATCTTTTTATATATCTTATATCCAATAGGAGAACTGCCCGAAGGAAATATATCCAGACTTAATGTTAATTGCGTATCGCTATCAACACTTACAACTTTAGCAGACAATTCCGTATCAGTATTAAATACAAGATCCCCAACACTTATTGGAGTTGCACCCGTAATAAACAAAGCGCCACTATCTATAAGCTTGTCTGTTGTATCGCTTGTAGAAGTTCCTGTAATAAATATCTCTTTCGAAATATAACTAATATATAATTCCTCTTTCATTAAAATCTTTGTCTATAATTATCCATACTAAATTCCAATGTAATTTCTAAATTAAACACCGTATCAGCAGCAGATACTTTTTGCTCCCAATCTCCCTCTATGTTTTGAACTGCTATCCTTTGTCCATTATCATAAAGATATATTTCAGGACTTTCTATTAATTCAACAAGCCAATTAAAAGTTGCTGCATCTACCCAATCGCTTGTTAATTTCATCTTTGGTGTTCCCTTAGTATGATACTGCGTTTTTTCCTTATCGCTTTGAGCATAAGTAATTACTCCGCTTGTCATGTTATCTGGATTTTGCTTGTAAAATTTACGTTCTACCTTTTCACTCATTCTACTGACCTTTGTAAAATTAAAGCAATCAAACCCACCTAAAGCATTAAGAAATTCAAGCCTTCTAACTTCGTATCTACATTCGCTATCTACATTGAAATAAAGCTCCTCGCTTACTACACTTGCAATTGTATCTAATAAAAATATTTTATATGATGTTACACTATTTGTAATTACAGGCTGAGTGCCAACAGAAAATTCGGAAGTATCTATATTATTTATTGCATTAGGCGAACATGGAATTTTTAACATACTCTTGTCTGTTAGCGAACTTACATTATTATCAATATCAAAAGTATCAATTACACTTCCCGAACTATCGTATGTAATACATTGAACTCTATCAACAGGATTTGAGCCATGATCGTATAAAAAATAAACCCATCCTTCGTCAGTAATCTCTACGCTTTGATTGTCTGACTTATTAACCCCTGATCCTTTAGGTGCATTTGTTAGCCATTTTCTATCTGTTGTATTCTCTGTAAAATTCTCATAGTAATCCGTTACTTGATAATCAACAAAGTTTAAATCTGATCCCCTATAATTAGGTAACGATCCATTGAAAGTAATAATATCTTCGTCAAAAGCAGGGTACATTGTAACCACGACCACCCCTCCCGTTTCATACTCCTCTCCAAATTTTACAGTAAATTCTTTATAACTATTTGGATTATCTGTAAAAGCATCAGCAGTTTCAGTAGAATTAATTGCACCCAAATCTTTAGTAAGATAATTTTCTGCAATCCCCTGAATATCGCACCTCCCGTAATTATTAGGATCTGCGGGGACTCTCAACGTTCCCAATAATGTAGCTCCGTCATATACTTCGATAACATATTTAAATCTGGTTTGTGCCGTTTTATCCGAAGTTATTACATATTCGATTGGATTATATACTGTCCTGTATTGTTGAGGTGGTGTTCCTGTTCCTGTAATTGCCATTTTATCTATTTTTAAATAAGTCTTTCATTCCTTTTACGATTGCCGTAGCTCCTGCTTTATTCAATTCCTGTACGAATCTTCTTTTTATTTCTCCATTATTAATACTCTCCATAGCCCTATCAAAATAATGTCTTGGTCTTATTCCTGAATGATATATTATATTTTGTAAAGCAAAAGGATTAAATCTGTGTTCATTCGCCCATTGTCTTAAAGCATCAATAGGAGGTTTTTTGTCTTTATAAAAATATGGAGAGTTCGGAGCTTTTATATCCCACTCCGGTTTCGGCTTATCTTCTGGAATTTTTTTACCATCTTCCGTCTGCCTTTCTCCTCCAACTCCCTTGACTCCTTTATTAATAAAATCGTAATAGTCAGCCATGTATAAAGTTGCCGTAAAAGTCTGACCGAATAATTCAACAGGCATAGAAACCGTTTGGCGTAAATAAGCACTATGTTCCAATCCTTCATCGTCTATCTGTTTCTGTACTTCATCAATAATTCTAATAGCAAGATTATTCATTACATCCCCTAAAGACTTAGGCTCTGCTACAAGATCATGAACATTGACAAAGCTATTCTCTGCTCCTATATTTAAATTCTGTGCTAAAATATTATCTGCCATGTTTAACTTTTTGTAACATATCTCTATGTTGCTGCGCTTCTAATTTCTGCTTGTCTTTATAATAACAACATATATTCAAAGCTTTAATTACGTTCCATTCCGAAACCTGATCCCATTTATCAACTCTCGAATTTGTCAATGAATCGACTATACTCCACCATCCCCAGTTATCGCTGAAACTTCCATCTTCATTTCCTTTTTCACTTCCTTTACTATCTTCTCTGCTTCCTGACTCAAAGAAGTTTTTATAACCTTCATTAAGTCTGGATAGCGACTGCAAAAAAAAACAGCAATAGGGTACGCATCTGCTATACTCATGTGTTTAAGTATATTATCTGCCGTTTCCCGAATCCTATCTCCGTTCATTTCCATTGATCTCCAGAATATTCCGTATCTCTTTTCGATAGGTCTGAATATTACAGTCAAGATCTTATGTAGGTTTTTAAATAATACATCGTCATTCTTGTTTGCCTTCTGCATGATTTCCATTACCGATATATATTCCCCGAACAACATATTTTGAGCATCAATTTTCCACTCATACCATTGTCCGTTTAGCTTGATCCTTTTGTCTTTTAATTCCTTTGGAAGTTCTGAATTTAGAAAAGCCATTTTCTTCAATAGGTTTTTATAGTCTGGTAAGGTAATATTTTTAATCTCCTCCCTTTTTAATCCTGTTAATATGCAAAGGATATTAATGACTTTCGTTACAGGCTCTTGTTCTGTTTCTAATACAGGCTTGAGTTTGATATACATTTCTAATGTAATATCGTTCCATGATGTTGGTATAGTAATCTTCATTTCTTATATATATGTGAAATAATTGAGAATTAACATAATGAAGGTAACTTTATTTTTTATAGGTACAAAAAAGTTCAAAAAAGTCCAAAAAAGTTCATGACACTATTTACCCCCAACGTTTACCCCCAAAAAAGTATAGATAGGCATAGATAGTAAAGGGGTGTCTATACTTAATAAAAGTGTACAATAAGTGTACAGAAGTGTACAAGCTATTAACTTTATTTTTTAAATCAGATTATTATAAACAAAAAAAGAGCGAACATTCCTTAGAACATTCACTCCCTATAATAACTAAAAGATGAGACTCCATTAGTTATAACAAATATATAAAAATTATTTTACTAATTCTTTTTCTTTCCTCATATCATTTAATCCTGATTCGATTAATTCCAGAGTTATTTTCTCCTGATTCCTTCGTTCTTTTAAGGCAACAGTCATTAAACTTGGAATATCATTAAAAAGGTTTTCTCCATTGAATACGATAATATCGTCATTACAAGTCTGGATCATTACTTCGCCATTTTCAGACCATATTGTTACGATCTCATGTACGTACATTGTTTTGCTTTCTTTTTTCATTTTGCTTTGTTTTTAGTTATTATTCATTAATTCTTTATAGCTGAATTTATTACCTAATGAAGTTATAATATTAGTTGTAGTATCTGCAAATCCTAATACCTTTCCATTGTATATATGAACGTGTGATGGTACTTCAATTTTTTGCTCAATAAATTCAATTCCTTTTTTAGTAATCTTCCAATATCCACTATTCTTT